AAGGTTTTAATTTTATAGGCATTAGGTAGCTCCATTAAATTTATTTGTTATCTCATCTACTTTAGGTAATTTCTTTACAGTTGTTAAGTAAGTAACACCTCTTGCGTATTGAAATACTCTTAGTCCTTTACCTTCATTAGCATCCTTGTGACATTCAAATTTAAAAGGACAATAAGTACATTGTCTAGGTAATTTAAAGTTGCCATAAGTTCCTTCGGCTATAGGTTCATAACATAGTTTAGCAGGAGGTTTACTTTTTTGCAAGGATTTTTTAATGTCTGTAATCGTTTGTTTTATATCAGGTTTATCTAAACTCTGTGGTGTAAATAAAGCTAACTCTCCTGTTTCTTTATTAATTGCTAAGAAGCCACCATTACTAGTTCCTTCATTATGTTCATAACCTGTTAGTTGAGACAAGTATCCAAAAGGGTCATCCTCTGGTAGTGTTGAGTCTTTAAACTTTTTAAATGCAAAGTTAGATGCTGATTTAATATCTACAACTTCACCATCTATTTTACAATCCATATGACCTACAACACCATTGACCTTAACTTCTTTCTGTTCATCAGTTACTTCATGTCCTGAAAGTTCTGTCAAGAACAACACAACTCTTTCTAGTATGTGTCCATATAAAAACTTAATCATAGTAGGAGCAGGGATAGCTACTTCTCTAGGATTAGATTTCATTTCATACCATAACTGTCGTTCAGGTTTACCTATGTTAGACATTCTAAGTGATGGCTTTCTATTAGCTCTAGGTGTAAGCCAATCCTTTAGAGCTTCTTTCATGAAGTCTCCAAATTTATCTAAGTCTTCTTCACTAACTTTGATAGGCTTACCTTTACCTAAATCTTCTATCGAAGAATATATATCTTCTACTACTGTGTCTAGTTTTTTAATGTGTTTCACTCCAGTTATCTCCTATCTTATATTCGCCAGTTAAAGGACAATTCATATTATAGTGTTCACCTGCTTTCTCTAAAGCAAGTACACCTAGTTCTCCTACCTTATCGGAATCTGTATCTTTAACTTCTAATTGCCATTCATCATGTATGTTGGCAACAAACTTAGCGTCAAGATTTTTTTCTTTAATATACTGATCTAAGTATACCATAGCTTGCTTCATAACTATAGCACCACCACCTTGTAATAAACTATTCAATGAAGCGTGGACAGTTCTAACATAAATTTTTCTACCATCTAATCCTCGTAACCAGCCTCTAGTCGCCGCTTTTCTAACTCTTTCTGTAAGAGTTCTAAGTGAGGGTAGATTGCGGAGGAAACGGCTTTTAAGCTTCTTACCTTCGCCTTTGTTCGCTTTAATGATTTTTCCAATTTTTTCATCTCCCGCTCCGTACAGAAAGGCATAGATGAAAGTTTTCGCCTGATCTCTCGATTCAAGCGCTGCAAGTTCCTGATTTGTAGTGTGTATATCGCCGTTGATAATCTCATTTGTGTACTCCTCATCTTTCATGTAGTGAGCTAACATTCTTAACTCTAACCCACTAGCATCTATTCCAACCAATTTGTATCCTTTTGGTACAGTCCAACATGATCTACATTCAACACCATATTCTTTATAAATACTAGGTACTTGTGCCATGTTAGGTTTTCTATGTGTCATTCTACCTGTTACTGCTCCGTTAGGAATAACAAACCCATGTACTCTATCATCTTTCAACTCATCCAACCATGAAGTTATTTGAGCTATTCTCTTTTGCAATAATAAAAACTCTGTTATTAAAGCAGCTTCTTTAATATGTTTAACCTTACTAAGTGTACCTTCATCTACAATAGGCTGACCAGTAGGTGTAAATTTCTTAGGCTTCCATCCTAATTCTAATAGTCTTTCTCCTATTTGTTTTCTACTACCAAGATTAAACTCCTGTAGTTTCTTTCTCATAAAAGGTTTCGTATCACCTGATTTAATACATCTATCATACTCTTCATCTGTCAATCCCCTATTAGATAGCGTACCATCTTTTTTAATGTAAGGTCGTACTTCTTTATCATCTACCATTATTGGTTTAAATGTTTCTTGTACTTCTCTTTCTACAATTGCTTGTCTATTATTTAACTTATCTAACAATAGATTAGCATATTGTTCATCTAACATAAAGCCATCAGCTTCTTGTTTCTTCATAATATAAGCAACCTTATGTTCTAATTCTATAGAGTCTTTATGGAATCCTTCACCAGATTTAATTAATTCATGATAAACTTTTTCATTTAATATAACATCTCCTTCACAATACTTACACATTTCATCTGTATATTCATCAAATGTTTCAGGCTGTTCTAATTTAGGATAATTAAGTTTCAATCCCCATACTTCTAAAGAGTGTCCTTTCTCTTGAGCAGGATTAAATAACCTAGACATAACTAGTGTATCTACTATCTTAGCATTAGATTTAAAGTTATAATACTTTTCCATTGCAGGGATATCAAAGCCTATGATGTTATGACCAATAAGTGTATCAGCTTTTTCTAAGAACCTAATACCTTGTTCAATATTATGTGGCTGATAAATATGAAACTTATCTTTATTAACTTCTTTGGCTACTATACACCATATCTTACTATGATCTAGTCCATCAGTTTCTATGTCAAATACTAAATCCATCAAACTCCTCTTCTATTTCATCTGATTCATGTAACCTGCCAGTATTAATATCATACTTTAATGAGCAAGCTAATCCTGTATCCCCTGTATATCTAGACTTCAATACTCTAACCTTTGTTGTGTTAGCCTGTTCAGGGTCTAATGCTTGTTGGTTCCTCTCTAATGCTATCACGCAATCAGAGAGCTGTGCTATCCCTTGAGAGCCTTTTAAGTGACTAAGTGATACCTCGACACCCTTTTCATGTCCTTTGTCACCCTGCGCCCTCCTGAGATGTGAGACAAGTATCATACCTACTCCTGTTTCTTCTACTAAACTACGAAGTCTATTCATAAGCATATCAATACCACGCCTCTCATCTCCTTCCGTTAGTACATTCACCAACATATGCAAGTGATCTACTATCACCCATTCACATTGGCAACCCACAATTATATATCTTAACTTAGAAAATATTTCATCTATATCTGTAGCTCCTAAGTGAGCATGAATATATACTCTACCTTTTTCTATAACTCTATCAAACAACTCTTCTAATTGTTCTTCAGTATAATTTTTTCTCTTTTCATTTAAATATATTCTATCTTCAGCTTCAATAGATAATATACCATCAGCAGTCCTTTGCCAGTTTTCTTCTAGGGCAATAATACCTACATTATCTTTAGTAGTTTTAATTAGATGATGTTCTAGTTCTCTAGTGACTGAAGATTTACCAAGTCCAGTACCTCCAGTTAGAGTAACTAATTCACCTTTACGCATTCCATAAAGTTTTTTATTCAAACCATTCCAAGGATAAGGAACACTTGGTTTTACTTCTCTCTCTAACCACTCACTCTTTTTACTATGTAGCTCCATGATACCAGTAGGAGTATATACTTTAGATTCCCACCAAGATGTTACAAAGTCTGCTCCTTTGTTCTGTCGAAGCATATCATTAGCATCTTTATATCCTTCAGGAAAGGACATTAGTTTTGTTTTATTAGGTGATATTATTCGTGCAACTTCTCTTGCTGCTTTTCTACCTTGATCATCCGCATCAAAACAAAGAACTACATTATCAAATGATTCAACAAACTCTAAGCTACTTCTCACATGATTGACTGCATTCTTTACACCACCTCTAATAGAAACTACAGCCCACTTGCTACCTTGCATTTGATAAGCTGCCATAGCATCACATTCACCTTCAGTTATGGTTAAGTATTTACCGCCGCCTTTAAAAAGATTCTCTCCAAACAATCCAGTACCTTCAAAGTTACCATCAGTCCAGAACTTTTTACTATCAACATCCCTTGTAACAGTAGCAACTATTTCATTAGCATTAAGGTAAGGATAGATATGTTTAATAACTTTATTATTTCTTAGAACTGATCTAACTCTATATTTTGTAGCAGTCTTTTGACTAATATTTCTATCAGTTAAAGGATTGAATGAACCTGTATATGAATTTAAAAATGTTTCTTTAGGTTCTTGTATAGGCTTGGTAGCTACTGATATATAAGGTTTATCATAGCTTTTAAAGTTCTGTTCACAACTAAAGCATAGAGCTGAACCATCTTCTCTTATGCTACAAGCATCACTACTTCCGCACTTGTCATCAGGGCAGGGCTGTTGTGTTTTAACAAACTTGCCGTGTTGTAAATTATTCATAATCTCTCCAGAATAAGCGCTACAGCCTAGCTAAATGGAGGTAAAACTAGGCTGTAACTAGGGGTACTACTTGTCTGCTACAATAGCTTCATCACAATTAGATAAAGTCTTTTCTAAACCTATCCTGTGACCATCAATAGCAAACCTCAAGGCTTCGCTAATAACTTCTAGCTGACCTACTTTTGCGATAACAACAGATGCAGTCTTTTTAATATCATCATCTTTAATCTTGCTGATATCATAATCAACTACACTATCATCATCTTTTTTTATACTAACTATCATTTAAAACTCCTCCTCATCGTAAAAGTCTGAACCTTCAGGCTCTGCATATTCTACTAGTTCTAATAGTTGAATAGCACGGAGATCAGTTCCAACACCAGTTTTACCTGCATAGTTCCAATCGTAATCAGCGTATTGTATTTTTACTTTAGAGCCATTACCAATCTTAGGTAACTCATCTACACGCTTCCGATTTTCATTTACAAGTATTGGTCTGTTATTAGTTCCTCCTCCTTTACGAGTCACATTCCTTTTAAAGTTAATACATCTACCGAAGTCCTTCTCTTTGATTGTATAACCTCTAGCAGAAAATTCATCTAGTGCTTTATCATCCACAACTAAATTAACTTCCCACTTATGAGGTTCAAAGGTAGTATTAGGTGTTGTTACACTAGCGTAATAAGCCACGCCACTAACTTCACCTATCCTAGTAGAAGGATTGTAAGCAGAATTACTTTCTATACTCATACTTTTTCTCCTTTGTTGTTGATACTTAAATGCTAAACCGAGAGTTTAACATTCATTTGACAGTTTGTAAAGCCTTTTGTTGACTCTATAAACATCAAACCTTGAACATATCTTTCAACCGCCCTTCTTAAACTTGAATTAGCAGTCTCAGATGTAACACTATCAATAACAGTAGAGCCTATATTATTTATATCAAACACAACTAAAACATTGTGATCTCCTCTTTGTCTACTACTATTAATAGCTCGTTGTAATATTGGTACTTGTTCTGCTCTGTTTAAAGGATTAGGACAAGCTGCTTGCGCAATAGATTCAGCTTCTTGTTGTTCTTGTGCAACAACAGGCTCTTGTTCTAACTCGTCAATCCTCATGCTTAATTGATACAGGTCTTCTGCAATGTTACCAAGTCTAGCTTGTGTTTCAATCGTAGCTGTTTGTCCTGCATTAACACTTGCACTTAGATCAGCAAAACTACTATTTAAACTCTCTTGTACTCTATTCATCTCAGCTCTAAGAATACTTATATCATTTTGTATTCCATTCCTGACATTATCTATGTACTCATAACTGTTTGATATATTTAGATAATTATCTTCAATACCACTCTGATAACTAGATAAACTTTCTTCGGTATCTCTTTCTAATCTAGCTGTTCTAGCTTGCGCACTTCTACCAATTAAGTTTATATCTTCAGTTAAGTTACTGTGTACCATAAATGCTGCTATTCCTGTAATAACTAGAGAACAACAGATACTTACTATTATACTTTTCTTATCCATACTTTCTTCTCCTTTGTTTTACTACTTTTCCATACTTATCCATCCAACAAGTAGCGCAATAATAATATCCTGTTTCTATTACATCTACCTTTTTTCCTTTACATGTAGAACAATGTCTACGATAATTTAATGCTTTAGGAGAACTCATGCTAATCATGATATTAACCCTAATGCATCTAACTTATCTGAATATGCAGCTATCTTCTCAAGTTCTCCTTCAATAGTCAACATAATATCTGGATGTTCTGCTACTCCTACTCTTTCCTTCATTAATACTTTTACATTGATGACATGCTTTTCTATTTGACTCTGAAAATATTTTTCAAGTGAAGCAAACATTTCATCCTCTAAAGTTTCTATATCATTTGTTGTGTACTCATTTTCCATTATTTATTTCCTTATCATATTGTTCTAGTTCTTTTCTTACTGCAGCTTCTTCAACTGCTTGTCTTAACTCTCTTAATAACTCTAATGAACCTTTAAAATACCATTGTTCATCATCTTCTTTTCTTATAACTTTAATAATATCTTTAACAACTGGTAGTGTAACCATACTATCTAAGACATCAGCTATATTTTTACCATAAGTTTTAATATCATCTTCCGTTCCATCATCAAATTGTGCTGTTACAATATATTCCTGCATGATCTCCCCGCTTTATTGTTTCTTTCTGTTTCATATAGACTATTAAGTTCTTCAAAAGAATTAATACTAGGGTACTTCTTTAAGTATTTTAAGACCCACTTAGTATTCATAAAAGATAAGTACATAGTTCTATTTGATACATAGTATTGTTGTTTAGGTAAAACTTCTTCAATGTTTTTTATAGTTATTTTATCTGCTTCCTCTTCAGGTAATAAGGTACGCATCCATTCAACTTGAATTTGTTTTACTTTTCTTCTTAACTCTCTGTTGGTTTTCTGACTCATAACGCTACCATAGCACAGATCACTTCTCTGTGTCAAGACTTTTTTTCACTATTTTTTTATCCTTAATTATCAAGCTCTTAGGATAGAAATTTAGAGTCCAGCCTATACTACCATCAACACTATGATACTCCCTATTAGCTAAATGATGGAGTAATTGATCAACTAAAGACACTACTTCTTTTCTTGTAATAGCTTTTGCTTTACCTGTTAATGCAGTACCTAAAACTTTTCTTTCATCTTCATTTAGTTCAATGGGTATATTGACTTTCATTTATTTCTTCCCTGTCTTCTTTAAATTCTATATTAATTACAACACCGCTCGGTTCTGAAAAAACAATTTTAGCCCAAGCAACATTAGGTACATGTTTTTTAATAAGGTCTTCAATCATTTCATCTGTCATCGTCTATATCCTTTTGAATCTATCGTGTCACAGTTCACATGCATTAAATCTTTTGGAATATGTTTAAAAGCTACCCTCATAAAGTGTATCATATCCATATCTCCAACATGCAAAAACTCTTCATTACTATCTGAATAATATACATACTCTTCATGCATATCGCTAGGTGTTTTCCTTTCATCAATAACGCTCATTACTTCTAATACTTTATTTACTTTCATATTTTTACTCCCTCTGTTGTTTTTATTTCTCCTGTCATACTACTACCTCCTGAGTCCACCATATAGGTTTAGCTCTATTCTTATTCCATTGTGCATAGGTCTTTTCATTTATACAATAATCTCTGTATGCTTTGATAGGATTTTTATTCTTGTATTGATCTGGCATAGCTTGTGCAACTGGTGTTACATCACCTACTTTTATATTTCTAGGTCTTCTACATAAAGGTCTTTCAAGTTTTACAAAACTAGCGTGTTCTCTACCATACCTGTATTTATATTCCTCACTTAATGCCAAGAAATGGTCTACTAACCACCAGTAATTAGAACTTGACTCCCTTGCCCATATCGTACACGGATGATTTTTATAAGCTGTCTTGTACAATCCATTAGCATCTGCATACTCATTACCATCTAACTCTCTGTGTGCAGTAGAAAGCATCTGAGCCGTTTCTAAGGGCATCTTAACTAGCATCTTGTCTGGCTGTGCTTGTGCCGATTCAATCGGACAATCAGAAAAATAAAATATGTTCATGCTTCCCCCTCTGTTTCA